TAATTTGAGGATTAGTAACTTGACGCACGGCAGAACGAGTATATGCAATACAAGCTCTCTTACCAGCAGTAGTTGATCCACCACTTGCTGCAACAGGAAGATCGTCAGATGCTCCCCAAGAAAGGTTTGCTATATGGTTTGTTCCGTCAGCATCATTTGCATCATTTACAAATGGAAGCTGATTAGACTTGATGATTTCGAATCCAAAGAATGTATTCATATCACCACTAACTAAAGACTTAATATTATTGAAGTCAATAGAAGCAACAGTTGTGTTAGTCAATAAGTCTTGTAAAGCTTTAGGACTAACAGCAAGATATGGTTTATTTAATGGATCAGAAAGATCAACTCCATTAGATTCCATAATCTCTCTTGCTTCAGCAATCTTATCAATAGTTAAGCCACTATTGTTGTGAGCAATCTTATTAGCAGCAGCTAAAGATGCAGTACCACTTCCTGTTTTACCAGTTTGTGCAGTACCGAATAATCCTTTTAAGAACTCAATGTCATACTTACGCATAAGTGCAGTTACTTGTTGCTGAACATATTCTGATTCAGGATTTACAAGCATTTGAACTTTATCGAATTTATCTAACATCAACCCAACGTCATACGCAGTAGCTGTAACTCTACGTCTGTCGTGAGATATGTCATTTTCAGGAGAATCAGCATAACGAGAAGTAACCTCGTCAGCAATAACTGATCCTAACTGATCGTAATATTTTTCTTCACCTTCGATAGATTCTTCGAGGTGAGTGCCTTTGAATTTTCCACCCATAGTTTGAGTAAGAAGATCAAGAGTAGCACCATACTGCTTTACGAATGCAGTTGTTATACTAGTTGAAGCCATTTTATATCTCCTTTTTTTAATAATTGGCTAATTAATTTACACGACTAATCGGCTCTGATTATCTCCAAAAGGAGGTCTTGCCTGCCAGTTTACGTCTGGGTTGACGACAACTTACAGAGGTCTTAAAAAGATTATCTCTTTCGTTACAAAATCCTTACTAAATGTACCTATTATATGTCAAGTCTAATTATAAAAAAATTATTTTTCTTCTCTTTTAAACTTTTCTTTATACAAATAATCCATTTTTTCTCTAATATGAGTAGGTATTGGTGTTCCTGTTTTAAGATATTCTTTTACCTCTTGCTCAACATCAAACAGTTGATCAGTAATACCAGCTAATGTATTTGTTTGATGATGGCCTATTTCTGGATCATCTGCAAATTTAGTAGCTATTCTACCTAAAGCAAGAGCAAACGCTGGGTCTTTTAATAAGCCTGATTCTTTTGCGAACTCAACATTTTCTTCTGGCATTCCATTTGCTTTGAGCATAACTTCAATACCATTCATCATACCATCATAACTGTCACCCCACTCTTTACGGAGTTGAGATTCCATTGTTTCAATATTTTCTTCAACAGCTTTATTATCTTCTTCAATACTGTTAGCTACAAAACCTAAATACCAATCAACTAAATCTTCAGCTTGTTCAGCAGTAGCACCTATTTTAAAGATTTCTTGTTTGAACTCTTCGACTGCGTTTTCAAAAAAAGGTACTGACTCTTCTCCAACCACTTTAGTAAACTCATCACCAATGGTAAAATCATAGCCGTCGACATCTTCAGGTCTACCCAATTTATTATAAAAAGCATCCCACTCTTCTTGCGAAGCATCTGACTTCGGAATATCACCTTTTTTACCTGCAAAGCTCTGAAGTTCTTTAATATACTTTCCAACTTCATTAGCATCTTTGCCCTCCAGATTTTTCCAAAATCCTGCTGATTTAATATCCTCATTATCAATTTGTGATAACATACTATCAACAAATGATTCTGATGATTCTTCTACAGGTGTTTCTTCTGCAACTTCTTCAACTACTTCTTCAGTAGTTTCTACTACTTCTTCTTCACTCATTAGTGACCTCCTCTATGGGTTTCATATTTAATTGATTTTTAATGCTTAATATTACATTTCGTAATGAATTCATTTTAGCTTCCATAACAGGATCATTATACTCTGTTTGGTCTTGCCATTTACAAATCCCTATTAAAAATTTTGCTACTAATAATGAGTCGTTGTTTTCTATATCAAAAAGATTTATGAAAGCTCTTCTAGTTTCTTCTGATAAATCCTTCTCGTTATCCCACTCGAAATCGTAGGTTACTTTATCAATTATATCCATTATCCCTCTGCTTCTTGATTAACTAATCCTTGTATAAATTCTGCACCACTTCCTTGTTCAGGTGCTTTTCTTGTTTTAGCATAAGCATCACTTATAGTTTGTGCTTCTAATGCAGATTGTTGTGCTTGTGCAACTTCAGCTCTTTGTTCTCTTATTTCCATAACGGCTTCTTCTGATAACTGTAAATCTATTGGCATCATATTTACTTCTTGAATAAATCTAGCTGTTTTATCTTCATTTAAATTATCAAAAATATCTGGTTTAACTTGTGCTATTTGTGCCATTTGTTGAACAGCAGTCATTGTACCAAACAACTCTATCTGTCTTGATGCTATAGATGCTTTACCAATTAAATCAAAATCAAGACTTGCTTCAGATAATTCTTCTATTTCTAATTCAGGAAATAAATCTGAACGAAACATAATACTAAATGCTCTTTCTAATGCTGGTTTTACAAAGTATTTATTTAATCTATTTACAGCTGGTGTTAAGAATTGAAGAGATAAGTTTAATCTTTCTTGTGATTCAAACGCTGTCATATTTTGTTTATTCATTAATGGATTAAATAATGGAATATAAAAAGCATCCATTACTTCTTGCTCTTTCTTTTGAATCATTGCGTCATTAACAACAATATTGTCCATTGGTCTTAATTGTTCGGGTTTAGATAATGGATTACCAGCATTATAATATATGATAGACCCTTGATCATTTGATATTCTACGAACAGAACCATCATTTGGTGCTAGCCAGGGGGGGTTAGATACTCTTTCAGCACCACGAATACGAGCAACTTCCATTCTATTT